GGAGGGGAGGGGCTACGGCCTCTCCCCTTTCTTTTGGGGGACCGCATGGCCATTAGCACTTACTCCGAACTCCAGACGGCGATCGCTAGCTGGCTGAACCGTTCGGACCTCGCCGCCCAGGTTCCCGACTTCATCGCGCTGGCTGAGACCCGCATCAACCGTGACCTTCGCGCTCGTGAGCAGCAGGTCATTGTCACGACCGGCGCCAGCATCAACACGGCTTTCTTGGCCCTGCCTGGCGACTTCCTTGAGTTCAAGTCCTTCCGCATCACCGACGTGGGCGGCAACGCCTTCGAACTGATGCTTGCGACGCCGGAGCAACTTAGCGCGGCGCTGGCGGAAAACAGCGTCAGCAACACGCCCAAGTTCGTCACCATCATTGGCGACCAGTTCCAACTCTGGCCCGCGCCGGAACAGACCTACGTGGGCTCCCTGGCCTATGTGCGGAAGGTCCCGGCCCTGTCGGACGCGGCCCCGACCAACTGGCTGCTGTCGGACGCCCCTGACGTTTACCTCTACGGCGCCTTGATGGCTGCCGGCCCCTTCCTGCGGGACAACGAGGCCCTGGTGACGTTCAAGGCCCTGTTTGACGAGGCCATTGAGGCCATCCGCGTAGGCAACAAACCCGTCGTCGGCGTCCTACGCACTGAGTTCCCCCAGCGCGGCCTCCAGCGCCGCTATAGCGTTTACTCCGACTTCTAGGCATGGCGAACCAAACCATCACCACCGCCGTCAACTATGACAGCGCCTCCATCGGGGGGCTGCTCGATGGCGAGAGCATCACGATCAACGGCGGGTCGCTGACGATTGACGCGGACACGCGCTGGAACCAGCAGAACGCGGACTTCGGCATTGTCACGCTATCCTCGACGCTGGGCGGGTCGCTGCTGATCGACGGCACGAAGGTATGGGAGGTGCCGTTCAGCGGCTCGACGGGCAATGTCCCGACGCAGGCGGCGCTTGGCAGTAACGGCGTCACGGGCGGCACCAGTGGGGCGACGGGCGAGCTGACCCGCGTGTGGGCGTCAGGATCGTTCGACCCCGCCACGGCGGGCGGTGCCATGCCTGCGACGGGCTACATCAAGCTGAGGAGCAAGACCGGCAACTTCCAGGCGGGCGAGACGATTACCCTGCCGGGTGGCGCGACTATCGTTGCCACCAACGCGGGAAAGCGCGGCGCAATTCAGGTCACTGCCCGCACCGTTGGCACCACAAGCGTGTCTATGGCGGTGCCGCGCCTGTCTTCCTGCATCGTGAACGGCGACTGGTATGATCTCGGCACCACGAACGGCGCGGATAACCAGACCTTCACGCTGCCAGTTCGCGAAGAATTGGGTGGCATCCAGATTGAGACTGCGGCGGGCTCGGGCGTCTATGAGTGGTATGCCAATGCGGGCGACATTTGGAACGGGCATCACTACGTCAATGAAGCCCTGACCGCCACCAATGCGACCCTGACCCGAAATGCCGTTTCGGCGTTTCCCTATCCGGCGGCGGAGCGCCTGCGGGAAACCGCAGTGGCGGGTGTGCATGCCGCCTCGTTTGCCCTGAGCGGATACAACACGGCCTTCCCCGCTGGCACCTATACTTTCTCGGCCATCCTCAAGCGTGAGACGCGGCAATGGGCCGTGGTTCAGTTCGCGGCGAATGGCAGTGCCGACCGCTTCGGCGTGCTGGTGGACTTGGACGCAGGCACGCTTAGTGCGATCCCCAACGTCGGAAGCCCGACCGGGACATCTTCGTCGATCACCTCGCTGGGCAACGGCTGGTATCGGGTCAACGTCACGATCAACCTCACGGGCGCAGGCCAGACTGGCCAGTGCATTATCGCGACCTCGAACTCCGCGACGCCGACCTATGTCACTGGCCTGCCGTCCTTCACCGGCAGTGCCTCGGAAGGCGTTTATATCGCCCTGTCGCGGCTGGAGATGGCGACGTTCTCGTTTATCCCGACCGATGTGCGCGGGAAGCATTGCGGCGTGGACCCCATCGCGGGGACGGTCCAGCTTGCGCTGCGCGGGGCGAACAATGCAGGTTTCAAGCCGCCGTCTGGCTGCAAGGTCAGGATACCCAACGTCTTCCTGTCCACTACTCAGCCGGTAGATAGCTTTGCGCCGATGCTGACGGCGCTCAACACGCGGTATTATTTCCAGTCCGGCAATCCCGGCCCGACGGTGAAGGGCGCGGTGCTGAACTGGTTCAACACCGGGAACATGGTGATCTCCGATAGCTGCACCACACAGTATATCGGAAGCACCTCAATCGCTAATTGCTGCGTGGGCGTGGGCTTGGTGCCTTCGAGCGCGCCCGCTCTGACATTTGCAAACGCCTTTGCCGGGGGTGCAACGGATAGCCGGTTCACGCGCCGCAGTAACACTACGGTTTTCTCAGCAGGGAACACTACAAATGTCGAGTTTCGACGTTGCCGGTTTGACCTGATCGCCCGCTGGCAGGGCATTTCCCAAAGGGTTCCGGCAAGTGGGATTGGCAATTTCATCACGGTTAACCTGGGAATGTCGAACTGCGTGCTGGAGGACTGCGAAGTCATCAACGGCCAGACATCGATCGCGGCAGGAAACTCGAACATCCTGATCAAGAACTTCAAATACGCGGATGTCATGACGGGCGGCACACCGGCAATGGTGAGTCAGGCTTTCGCCGTCACCGGCACGAACGTCGAAATTGACGGCTTCGCATCGCTCGGCGGTCTGTCCAATGTGCATCCGTATGACCAGATCGTGAACCTTGCTGCGGGCTACTTCACCAACCTGAAAATCTCCAACATCGGCACCCCAGCTGCGCCTTACGACTGCGGCACGGTCAATCCGATGGGCTATATCCTGAACGGTGGGCCGGGTTCTCGGGCGACCTTCCGGCGTATCTACACAACGAATAACCGCTTCGGGCCGGTGTCTTTCACCACCAGCATGCCTTTGATTGAAATGTTCGACGTCTGGGCTACCGGATCGCAATTCACCGACTTGAGCGGGCAGTCGATCACCAGCCGAGGCGGGCGCTGGTCCAATTTCCGGCGCGGCTTTCCAAACTGTAACGGCACGCACTGGGACGACGCTTACAACTCCACCACGACCGGGCGGATTTCGGTCATGGCCAACGAACCGACTGCCGCCTCGGCAAGCCAGCTTTCCGGCACTTTCGGAACCGGCTCTGGCTACACCGGAAGCGGCAGCATCGTTCTCTCGAAGCTGACGGATGAGGCTGTCTGGACCTCGCCCTACCGCTTCTACGGCCACACCGCTTTCGGTGGCGGCGGATCGTGCGGCGGGACGGACACGCAGAACCTGATCTGGGAATACAAGATCGACACGGGCGGCGGTTTCGGCGCGTCCTGGACGTTCCTTGCAAACACGGTTCGCACCAACGGCGACCCTGCGAATGGCGCTACCACGGTCACGATGAACCTTAGTGACCGGGCTGCGCTGACCCGCCAGCCGCAGATTGGTGATTTCATCCAGCACAGCACCTTCCGGCTGCCGCAGGACACGACCATCACAAACATCGTCGGGGACGTGATTACCGTCTCGAACGCTTTCATTTCCAGCCCGCTTGGCGCGAACGGCACGATCAGCTTCTCGCCGGTTAACGTCGCGGTCAGCCCGACCAATGGCTATTTGCTGCAGATCCGGGCGCGCCCGACTGTGGCCGCTGCGACCACGCTCACCACCGGGTTCTCTGCGGGCATCCAGACCAACGCGACGGATCAGCAAATCCCGCACCCCCTGCCGGGCGCCCTGGTCAACGTCTCCGGCCTGATCCCGCAGTCGCGGGTAAAGGTCAGCCGGGTGGATACCGGCGCCCTGCTGCAACAGGCCAACTGCGGCGCTGGCACCACTCTGGCCTTTGATTTCCAGTACGCGGGGGCCGTCCGGATTGAGGCGAGAAACGCCAGCGGCGGCACGGCTTACCGGCCCTGGGTCACCCAGGCCACCATTTCCTCCGCCGCGCCGACCAATGTCGTGGCGCTCCAAGAAGCCGACTGATCCTACCGACTGAGGTTATGCCATGCCTATCGCCACAGACTTTCAGATCAGTGCGACCGGCGACATCCGTCGGCAGGCGGGGGCCTCGACCGAGGTCTATTCGGTCCTGGCCCTGCACGCCTGGTTGCAGGACCTGGCCGACGATGCTGCGGCGTCGGGGGGCGACCTGCTGGACATCCTGGCGCCCAACCCGACCAAGCTCGACGGCCCTCGGGACGTGGCGGTCGCCTCGCGCCTTAACCTGCTGACCGACGGCGCGGTCGCGTTCAACCTGGACGACACGGCCGCCCAGTTCATCAACTTTGGCTCGGTCAAGCAACAGGCGGCGGCGGTCCAGTACTCGGGCCTGAAGACCATCGGCGGCATTGTGGCCGCCTCGCCCATCTACGTGGTCCAGAACGGCTCCAAGCTGACTAAGTTCTGGGCGGACGGGCACATCCAGATTCTGGTCAAGGTCCGCACCGGCGGGGCCTTCATCGACAGCGGCAACGTCACGGCCTTTTCCCGGAAGTGGGGGCAGACCTACTCCCACTTCGACGTGAGCCTGTCGGCGGGTGGCGAGAGCAACGCCGCCCTTTCGACGGCTGTTGACTCCAACATCGTGCTGACGGAGGCCAACGCCGCGCTTCTGTCATCAAAGGTCACGGTCACGTTCGGTGACACCAACCTCGATCTGGGCAACGGCAACGGCTCCAAAGCCTACAAGGGGACCATCGCGCTTTCGAGCGGCTGCACGCTGCAAGAGGCTTACCAGTACCTTCAGTACCTCGCGCGCGAGACCAGCACCGCGACGCTCAATGGCGCGCCGGGCTGGCGGTATCGGGTCCTGAATGCCGCCTACACTGAAATCCCGTCCGCTCCGTTCGGGACCTTCGCCGGTGGAACCTTCTTCGTCGCCCGGGGCTGGGCTCTGACTGGCGTCCTGCCTGCCGAGGCGACCCGCTACCAGCTGGTTGCCCACGACGGCACCACCCAGGTCCCGCCGACCCTGGTCGGCATCACGGTCGGCAACCTCGTGTCAGGTGACCGGGTGTTGGTCGCACGCGAAAACGGCTCCGGCGGCATCCTTCGGGACGAGTACACGCCAATCGCTGCCAGTTCGGGTGCCACCGCGCTCACGGTGGTCGAGTCCATCAAGACCGACACCCCGAGCGCGGGCGTTATCCGCATCAAGGGGCTGCGCTACACCTATTCCTCGTTTAACGCGGGAACGAAGACCTTCTCCGGGCTTTCCCCGGCGCTGGCCAGCAACATCGTGACGGCCGACGAGGTGTTTGTCCCCTACATCGACGCGGTTGCCGCCTCTGCTGCTGAGTCCGTCACCTTCATCTACTCGGCCAACTTCAGCGCCCGCGTGGATGTCCGCAACGGCTCAGGCGGCGCGCCGATCATCCCGTTCACCACCCTCCTGTCTGTCACTTCTGCCGGCGGTTCCGTGAACGCCTCTCGCAACAGCGATGTCTGATGGCCTTTTACTCCGAGCCCTTCACGTTTCGCTTTGAAACGCAGTTGGTCGATGTTGACGCCGGAGTGGCGGATGTTGACTGCATAGACCTCTATGCGGCGGCCAAGCTGGCCCAGGCCTCTCAGGAGGGAATTATCTATGACCGCATTGCCGCCGGATCCGGACTGTCCGTCCTCGGCCCCGGCGTCCAGGTCGGTCTCACCGTCGCGCTTCTGGGGTCGTGGCAGCTTCGTTTCCCAGACGGCAACTACGTCGCCCGCGTCGCCGGAGGAAACCTTGTCGGCGGACCCGGAGACGACCCCATCGCCTACACCGCCGGGGTCCAGACCCTACTGATCCAGTCTGCGGCCTCGACCGTGGTCACGGCGGGCGGGACGGCTTTGAGCCCGGCGGAAAGCGCCAAGCTGATGGGCCTGCCCTCTGCCTCTGAGACCGCTACGGCGGTTTGGAACAAGACCCTTCCCTGACCTGTGGAGGGCTCATGCCTACGGCCGCCGAAATACTGGTGGAGATGTCGGGCCTGTTGTCGGCCACGGCGTCCGCGCACCTGATTGCCAGTTCGCAACGGATTGCCAACCCAGAAACTGACGTAACGGAGATTTGGACGGTCCAACCCGGCACTTCGGAAACCTGGACCCCGATCCCCACAACCCCGGAGATTTGGACGGCCCAGCCCGGCGCGTCGGAGATCTGGACCCCGATACCCACGACACCGGAAGGATGGACCCCGCAATGAGGTCGATCAGCCCTGACTTTGGCT